CAATAATGACTGATATGTATCCCATAATTGTTGGAAACATAATTCTTCGTTCACTTTCTCGTGTTGAGAAGCTAAACTAACTTGAGAGAAAGTAGTTGTACCACTTGCATCCCATCCACAAGCACCTGATTGGAAAGAAGGAGCTGAGTTTAACAATTGGATTTGTTGTGTTCCGCGAACGCCTAACTTTACAGTTGTGTTTGCAGGAGTTGTTGCTCCGATAAGAGCTTTAGCGATAATTTCTTGAGAAGACTGATCTGTGAAACCAGTGATACTAGAAACTACATAACTAAATTCGTCTTTTGAATAAATTTTCATAATTCTTTTTTTTGTTTTTTAATTATTTTTTATTTGCGTTTCTGAAAGCTAAGATTGATGACATTTTATCATCAGTAGCATCTGAAACTTTATTAAATTCTGTTTTACCGTCAGCTATTTTTTTAGCAGCAGGTTCTTTTTTGAAAGCGTTAAATTCATTTTCAACTGAGTACATTTTGTTCTCCATTTGAGACATTTTCTCAGCCATTTTCTTCATAAAATCTTTTAACATTTCCATTAATTCAATTTGAATTGGATCACCACCATCTACACCTTCAGGCATTTCATCTACTGAAGCATCTACTTCAGCGTCACCTTCTTTAATAGCTTCTTTTACAGAAACGATTAAACCTTCTTTAGTTTCAATTTCAGTTCCATCTTCTAACATATGGATACCATCAGGAGCAGCGATACCTTCTGGCATATCTTCGGTAATTACTTTTACAGCAGCACCTTCAGCCAAACCTTCACCTTCTACCTTAACGATTGTACCATCTTTCAATTTTGCTTCAACGAAAATTTCCTTAACAGCAGTAATTTCACCGTTAGAAACTTCAATCTCAAAATTATCTTTAGTACGGTAAGTTCCGTCTTCTAAAGATACTGCTTCAAATTCTTCGTTGATTTTAACAACTGACTTACCAATTTCTAACGCTTCTGCGTTAATACTTGTTCCGTCTACTAATTTGAATGATAGAGGCGTAGCTTCTTCCGTCATAAAACCAAACTGAACCATTAATTTCTTAATTTCATTTACAGCGTTTTTTGATTTAGACATAATCTATTTTGTTTTATTTATTTATTAATTCTAATACTAAATATATAAATGTGTATATATTCCCACTTTTATTTATATTTTTTTAAAACTTCCACTACTTTCTGTAAAAACATTTCTTCTCTACAGAACGCAGCTACTTCTTCAAACCATCCTGACACGCTATATCCTGCCAATTCTCCTGACTTAACCATCTCCCAAACCTTATCACCTTCAGGTGTTTTAGCTACCTTCATTGCGACAAACCAAGTTCCTACAGGTAAATCACCATAACCATACTTGTTGGATTTATCTTCCATATCTTCCTTAATCCAACTTTCAATAACATATACATCTTTTACTGCTGTACCATCGTGCATCAAGTCATTATTACGTGTATATTGGTTTTTCATATACTTTTCTGCAATCATCTTGATAGTATCTGCACTGAAATATACTTCATACATATCCCCATCTTTTGTACGACGTGGGATACGTAAATCAGGAACCATTGCAGGTCCTACTATTGTACGTTTTTCTTCATCAGCAGCAAACTTCTTTTGTTTCTTTTTCTTCTTGATGTTAGGATCTGTATATCCACCAATTGTACTTACATCGTAACCAAAATTATTTAATTTACTTTCAGCCCAACTTAACGCAGATTTACCACCCCATAAAAGATAAGAAATTGTACCACAAGCATTTGTATCACCTTCATCATAATATTCAGAAGCTCTACTCAAGTAACTATACATTCTTTTAACTGTATCTAAACTGATTGGTTCACCATTTGCAAGTTGTTGTGCTCTTACTTTACCAACTTGAGTAGCACATTTATTACCATTCTTTTCATTTAATTCAATACCTCTTTTTGCATTGTTCTTAACACTATCAGGATAGTCACTTACACTTTCCATATTTTCTTCTACAATAGGTCCTCCAACAACCCACGCATCGCAGGTTCTTGATGCTGCACATTTAAAATCAAACGCTTCGCAGTAACCTAAATCACCTGCATCAATTGTATCCCATTCATTTGTGTCATTAATTCCACCTGCAATACAATCTAACATACTTTTAGTTTGTACAAAAAACGCACAATTACCACATAATGATTTTTTTGCTGATGCAACATCACCCTCAAACATTTTTGCTTTAGCTTTCCAATAGTCTTCGTTTGGTTCATTTGGATTTAAAGGTCCGTAATTAGCAACATCAATACATTCTTGTCTATTCTCTAAATTAACAGCAACATCTTGTGTAGCTTCAGGACAAACTATTGCAAACTTCTGTGTTCTAATAAGTGGTGCGTTCTTTTTGATAGCATCAATTTCTTCCATACTATTATCAATATGACGTTGGATACCTAACTCTTTAAGTTTAGCCCATTTCAATCTACCATTAGTATTATAAACTTTATCTATACCTACTTCTTTAGCTACACGTCTTACCTCACCCATTTCACTATCTCTTCTTCTTGTAACGACAACAAGTTCTTTTCCTTCCAATAATAACTTTCTTGCTAAGTCTTTACCACGTTGAGTAGCTAATGTATCATCATAATCAATAGAAACCCTTTCAAATCCTTGTTTAGAGAACGACGGCCATTCAGGTACTCTTGTATCAGGTTGTTCTAATCCTAATACTCTTGTATCCAATGGTGCTTGTGGATCTATTTTACCCTTATTTACGGACGCTTTATTAATTATGGTAGCATCACGTGTATATTCAATTCGAGCCCATAAATGACGACAATTATAGCCACCACGCCACACTAAAGCACTATCACCTTCATCATTCAATTGTGAATCCATATCTTCCAATCTCCACACATAATTCTTTTGAATTAATTCTCTACAAAAATCTCTTGTTGTAGGGATAATTGCAGGTGCTTGTGCTTCAGGATTTAATACGTACTTATATCTTACTTTATATTCTTTCTCATCTTCTTCTGATGGTGCATTAGGTTGTGTTGCATTTACAGCAAATGTACTTTTACCTACAGGCTCAACTTTAGATATTACCCAACCTTCATCAAGTAATTCTTGTTCATCTTGTGCAATAGATTTTAATTTTTCTAAGTACTTATTATCTTCACCATCAGGAATATGAAACTCTTGAGGTTTAACTTTATTAAAGTACATCCAATTAATCTCAATTGCTGGCTCATCCACTAATGATATACTGTCAATACCTGACACGTCATCATCTTCCTCTATTTTTAATTCAAATAATTTGTCTTTCTTAATCATATTGATAAATATATATATTTTTAACGCCCTTGTGAACGATAAGGTTTAGGTTTTGGTGTGTGTTTATTGTAGGACTTTTTTGCAGCCCCACATTTACGTTTCCCGAAGGATACTTTATTACTATTTGCTGATTTACTTTTAGCCATAATTAAAGAGTTGATAAGTCTTTTAGACGTGCTTGTTTATTTTGATATGATGTTAATTCTCTTTCCACCATATATGTTTTTACTATAATTGGTTTATCTTCAACAGATGGTGTTGAAACCATTGGTTTGTCTTGTCTTGTTGTTAATAGATTTGAATTAAACGATGCGCCACCTCCTGCTTGATTCATCATTGATAGCATTGGACCGAATAAAGAAACTGCACCTCTTGTCATAACAGCTTCCCCACCTTCTGCATTTATCATCACACCACCACGAGAGTGTCTGTTACCATTAATCATTCCACCCTTTTCCATTCCTCTTGTTGTTGATGATACGCCTTGTCCACCAGTACCTTCACTTGTTAAACTATTTTCATCAAGTGATTTTAATTTACCAATACCTTGTGCAATGATTGTTGCAATTGCTAAACCTGCACCAATTTTAGCTTTAACAGCATATCCTGCTGCTATAGGAACACCTGCAGGTCCTAATGGTGCAACTGATGCACTAAACGCAATAATTGCTCTTGATGTATCTGTTATAATACGTGCAATAGATACACCTGCATCTAATATTGCTGCTGCCTTTTGTAATTTGATATTCTTACCTGCAACTGCACTTAATAGACCTGTCAAATTCTGCCCAATTTGAATCATCATATCTGCACTTGCTCTCTTACTATCTACTTCTAACTTATCTAATTGTAATTGTCTATCAGTGTTAGTTTGTGCGTTTTGTATCCTTTTATCACCTATATTTTTTACTTCAGTGTCATATGTATCCTGAGTAATTTTCTTATTATCTAAATTTATTTTTAATTGTTGTTCATCCTTTCTAAATTGTTCTTCGTTTGCGGTATATTCTTGATTATATACTTCTCTTAAATCAATGAAACGTTTTTCCATCATTGCTTTAAGTCCCTTATTCCCAAAAATATAATCACCATATAGTTCATTAAACTTTATACCATCATCTAAACGTTGTTGATTTACTTTAGTTTCTAATTCCTTTCCATCAGTATATAATTGATTTTCTTTAAGTTGTGCTTCTTGTTGTTGTTTAAACTTCTTTAAAAAGAATTTATCTCTTATTGCTAAAATATCTCTTTCATATACAATTTCTAAATCCTTAACTGCTTGTAGATATTCTTCTTCGTTTTTTAATTCTTTACCTTTTTGTATTTTATCAAAATAAAGTTTATTAGCTCTCGCTTCTTCTTCACGTTGTTGTTCATTATCAATTGCACTTACTCTAAGTTCTTCTGACTTTTGAAGTTTTTGCTGAAGAACGTTAGTATCGTCTTCTAAAGCAGCTTCTAATTTTTTACTATTATCTTGTCTTAGTAATTCTGCTTGACTATAAGTTAATTTATCGTGCTCAATTACTAATTTTCTTTTCTTATCTAATAATCCTTGTAATATTTTTCTACTTGTATTTTCCTTATTAATTTCTAATTGGATACGTGCATCTAAATCTG